TCTTCCAGGCTTGCGCAACACACGGCGAGAGATCCTCCGCCTCCCCAAGAAAGAGAAAGCATGAAAAAAATCCTGCTGTGCGTTGACCTGAGCTACCAAAGCTACAGGGCCAGCGCCGCCAATGCAAAGCTTACTAGCCGCCGAACCTTCACGGGTGGCCTCTACGGCTTCTTCATGGCTTTCGGCGCCATGATGCGCGAGACGAGGGCGACGCATCTGGCCATCTGCGAGGACAGCAAACCCTACGTGCGCAGCATCGACTACCCCGACTACAAGATGTGGCGCAAGACGCAGGCGGATCCCGTGTTGCGCGAGAACCACAAGACGAGCATGGAGCTGATCCTCGACACGCTCTACGAGTGCGGCATCAACACGTGGCGCGTCAAGGGCTTCGAGAGCGACGACCTCATAGGGCACGTCGTGCGTTGCTACGAGCATCGCTTCGAGGCCATCTATGCGGCCTCGAATGACAGTGACCTCTACCAGCTCTTCGACGCCGAGAACTTCCATCTCTACACTGAGGGCATGGAGAAGCTTTGGAATGGCAAGCGACTCGCCAAGGAGCTTGGCATCACGCCACTCGAATACATGCAAGCCACGGCGCTCACGGGCACGCACAACGACATCGAGGGCATCCAGGGCGTCGGCATCAAAACCGCGGTCAAGGCCCTGCGCGATGCCTCGCTGATGCGCAAATACCGCGATAGCCACGGCGACATCATCGACCGCAACCTCCAGCTCATTCGACTTCCCCACCCGCTCTTTCCCAGGGAGCAGCGCCTCCCCGAGCATGATCTCGACGTCTTCAATCCTCGCCGCCTGTATAAATCTCTGGGCCGCTACGACATCGATACCACGAATGCGATGGTGGCGGCCTTCGAGCAACTACAGCAAAGGTGACTATGCCCAAGATCTTCAAATACACGCTGCCCATCGAACACCTAGATGCGGACGGAGCTTGTCGGCTTGATCTTCCGGTGGGGGCCAAGATTCGCCATATCGGTCTTCAGCAGGAAGGGGCGCGCAATTATGTTAGCCTTTGGGCGGAGGTTGAGCCTCTCACGAATCCCAGGCGGTGCCATGTCTTTACCTTCGTTGGCACGGGGCGCGATGTTCCGGCGTCAGAAGACGCAGACGGGCTCAGCAAAGGGCTCAGCTACATCACCACCATCGAACCTATGCGTGGCCTGATTCTTCACGTCTACCACCACATCGACCTGAAGCGGTGAGCAAGATGCCCACGACACCCCGTTACGGCTACCCAGACGGCGTGCGCCATGGCCGCAAGCAAGCCGCCGAGCTGCTCATCAAGACCGCAGAAGACTACGAGCAGATGGCCGCCCAGGAACAGAAGGCCTTCGAGGAGCTTGCCAAGAACAGATGGCTGCTGGCAGTCAATCATCGCCAGAAGACGATCGAGTATTCCGGCAAGGCCAAGCTTCTGCGTGGCCAGGCTCAACGCATCAACGAACTCACCTAAATGTCCAACGACGAGAGACTCACGGGCACGCTGCAGGAAAACATCCTCTCCGTGCTCTGCTTCGACGACAAATTCTGCAAGCTGGTTTGCGCCAGCGTCAGCCCCAAGCTCTTCGAGAGCACCGTGTTCCGCGAAGTCGCGGGCCATGCAATGGACTACATCGAGCAATACGGGGAGCCCATCAAGGAGCACTTGCCCGACCATCTCGAGTCCATCCTCGACGGCGACGATGCTCGAAAAGCATCCACGTACAAGCGATTGCTTGACAACCTCTTCCTGAGCAAGGACTCTGTGAATGGCGCCTACGTGGTGCAGCAGCTCCACAAGTTCGTGCGTCAGCAGAACCTCAAGTCAGGCCTGGCTGAAGCCATCGAGGCCATGAACGACGGCCGCATCGAAGATGCTGAGGTCGCCATGCAGAAGAGCCTCAACACGCAAGCCACGAGCTTCGAGATGGGCCTGCGCCTGGACACCATGGAGGACATCGGCGCCATCCTCGACGAACCCGAGGAGGAGGGCTTCGAGCTGGGCATCCCCATGCTCGACGAGGCTGGGATCATCCCCAGGCGCAAGGAACTCTATATGCTCATGGCGCCTCGCGGCAAGGGCAAGTCGTGGTTCCTCACGCACTGCGCCAAGCAAGCGCTCAAAAGCCGCTGGAGCGTGCTCATTGTCTCCCTGGAGATGAGCGAGCGTCGCTATGCGGCTCGCATGCTGCAGAGCCTCTTCTCCATCAGCAGGCGCCAAGGCCAGGTGCGCGTCACCGAGTTCAGCAAGGATCGTGACGGCGGCCTCCAGGCGCTGATCGAGGAGAAGCTGGAGCGCCCCAGCATGAAGGACGACGACATTCGTGCCTTCCTCACGCGCAAGGCCAAGAGCGGCTTCATGAAGCGCAGGCGCCTCGTCATCAAGGCCTTCCCCACGAAGAGCCTGACGGTCGCCAAGTTCATCGCATACCTCGACGGGCTGCAGCGCTTCGAGAACTTCACGCCAGACGCCATCCTCGTCGACTACCCCGACCTCTTCGCCATGGATCCCAAGGCCCAGAAGCGCGACGAAGTCGGGCGCATTGTCGAGGAACTCCGGGGTGTGGCCGATGCTCGTAACGCGGCTCTCATCACGGTGACCCAGGGCAACCGGGAATCGGAGAAGGCCACCACAGTCACGGGCGACATGATTGCCGAGGACATCAGCAAGCTCGCCACCGCGGACGTGCTGCTCACGCTCAGCCAGACGGCCGCCGAGTATGCGCTGGGCCTCGCCCGCCTCTTCGTTGAAAAAGTGCGTAACGAGGAAGGCAAGATGACGGCCCTCATCACCCAGGCCTACGCCATCGGCCAGTTCTGCCTGGACAGCGTGCGCCTCGCCAGTGAATACTGGGAGATGATGAAGGAGCGCGGCGAGCGCAATGGCCGCAGACGGCGGCGCGAAGAGGATGACGACGAGGAGTAGCCATGACAGCCTGGAAATGGAATTTTGGCGCGCAGAACATGCGGCCCAGCCCCAAGGAGCCGCTCTACACGGTGGCAGAGCTTGCCATCCGCCTAAAGACGACGGAGAGCCACTTGCTAGGCCTCATGCGCCGCCACCCCGGCCTCAAGCCATTTCGTGAGGCCAGATCGACGGCCTCTCCTTTTCGCAACTACTACAAGCTGAGCGACGCCCGCAGGTGGTGGCGCAGCCTTCAGGAACAGAAGCCATGAAAACGTTCACATTCAGCTTGAAGTGCCCACGCTGCTGGGGCGCGGCTCTCTTTGCCGATGCCATCCCCAACGTGGGCGAGGTCGTGCAAACGAGAATGTTCTACGACCGGCACGGCGCTCCTCCCGTCCCAGGGCCCAACAACGAAGCGCTTTGCCCTCTGTGCGGGGGCTACTTGCGTTTTGATGACGGCTATATCCGCAGGACGGAAGAGCAAGAGCGCAAGGAGCTTGCCGCCCATGCTCATTAGCCGCCGTGCGGTCGCCGAATACCTGGAGCGCGACCTCAATAGCTACGTCTGGATGAAGAAGCTCCCCCTTGAGAAAATCGAGCGGGAGCTCTCCTATCTCAAGGTGCGGCCCCGCTTCAAGACCGTGCCCTGGCTGCACCAGCTCGTATGCTTCTACATCTGCCTCTGTGAGCCGCGCTTCCTGCTGCTGCTCGACATGGGCACGGGCAAGACCAAGATCATCCTCGACGTTCTCACGCAGCTCGTTCGGGAGAAGCGCGTCGAGCGCGCCCTCATCACGGTGCCGCGCATCATCAACATCGACAGCTGGGTGCGCGCCGTCGACGAGCACTCGAACCTGGAGCCCAACCGCATCGACGTCTCCGAGATCGAGGAGAAGCGCTTCCGCTTGCTTAATCCAACTGGAGAGGCCACGATCATCGACTACCAAGGCCTGCGCCTGGCGCTGAGCAAAAAGAAGAAGGGCGGCGGCCTGGAGCGCGACGAGCGCCTCGTGCGGCAAGCCCAGAAGCTCTACAACTTCGTGGCCCCCGATGAAAGCCATTCGCTGAGCAACAAAGACAACCTGCAATACAGCATCATGCAGAAGCTCGCCAAGCGCGCTGACTTTGTCTATGCCGCCACGGGCACGCTCTTCGGCGCCGAGGTCGAAGATCTGTGGGCGCAGTTCAAGCTCGTCGATCAAGGCGAGACCTTCGGCGATACGCTGGGCCTCTTTCGCGCGGCCTTCTTCACGGAGAAGGCCAACCCCTGGAAGGGCGTGGTCTACCGCTACAACAAGCGCATGGACCACGAGCTGCACCGCATGCTGCAGCACAAGAGCATCCGCTATGAAGATTACGAGATCAGCGACTTGCCCAAGCGCCGCTACGTGCGCAAGGTCTACGACATGGGTGAAGAGCAGCGTGAGCACTATCTGCGCGCCCTGGAAGGGCTCATCAACGCTGGCGGCGTGCTCAGCAACCTCGATGCCCAGTGGATCCGCATGCGTCAGATAGCCAGCGGCTACCTGGCGTGGAAGGATGAGCACGGAGAGCACATCATCCACTTCAAGCACAACCCGAAGCTGGAGGGCCTTGTCTCCATCGTGGCCGAGCTGGGGCAGAAGAAGATCATCGTGTGCTACGACTACACGGAAACAGGCCGCATGATCGTCGAGCGCCTCAAGGCTGAGGGCCACAAGGTCGAATGGCTCTACGGCGGCACCAAGGATCGTGCGGGCCTCATGAAGCGCTTCATGACGGATGCGAAGACACGCGTGCTGGTGATGAACACTGTGGCTGGGGGCACGGGCACCGACGGCCTCCAGAAGGTGGCGCACTACATCGACTTCTACGAGACGCCGACGAGCCCCACGATCCGCAAGCAGGCCGAGAAGCGGGCGCATCGCGAAGGCCAGGAGCACCGCGTCTTCATCATCGACCAGATCATGGACAAGAGCCTTGACGCCGGGATCCTCGCCAACATCGCCGAGGGCATCGATTGCCATGAGCGCGTCGTCAACGGGAAGCTGCCGTCGAAAAAATTCTTCCTTACGGCGGCGCATGAGAAGTAAAGCCTTTATATAATCTCTGCATCCACAAGGAGCATCCCCCAATGTCCAAGCCATCGCCCACGGGGCGGCTCAGCGAGAGCCAACCCGAATTTCAAGACGTCCCTCATCCATTCGAGGTCGAGGACGACCCGCTTCCCCGAGGGGGCGCGGCTCTCAGTGAGTTCGCACATTTCAGCCCTGGGCTCTGGGAGAGGCTGGAGCGCAGCTCGGTCGGTTTCAAGCGCGGCGAGGTAGCTCTCATCGTGGCGCCAAGGCTGGGCCTCGACAAGAGCAGGATGATCCAGCAGCTCTTTCAGGCTCGTGAGGTGTACCTGGGCGAACAGCGGGAACTCGGGCAGCTCGGGCAGCTCGCTATCCGTAAGGCTATCACGGCATTCTTTGCATCCCTCAAGCGCTGAACCATGCACACCCCAAAAGAGCAGCCTGACCCGCTGCTCCAGGCCCTCAAGCAAAAGGCCTGGAACCTAAAAAAGGCAACTCCCGGAATGAAGCACGCCGAAGCCCTGGATCAGATCGCTCAGGAGCAGGGCTTCCCTAATTGGATGCGCTTCCTTCAAGACCACAAAGGCGGCTAATCGTGGCTCGCGTTTTCGACTGGGAGAAACTTCTCCGAGAGCGTCGCATCCCCTATGCGGAGAGCGGTGCCAACATCAAGCGCGGCGAGATCGGCATCCGCTGCCCTTTCTGCGGCACCGCGGATCCCTCCATGCACATGGGGCTCAGCCGGGAGACCGGCTGGTATTCGTGCTGGCGTAACCGCAGGCAGCACAGCGGCAAGAGCCCCCTGCGCCTCATCATGAAGCTTCTTGGCGTGCCCTACGGCATGGCCAGGGAGATTGCGGGCCTTGGCGATGATTACGTAGACCCCGAGGGCTTCGACGCCATCGCGGCGGCCTTCATGGGGCGCATGGGCGGCACTGGGCGCAAGGAAGAAGTGCAGCGCCGCAAGCTGCACCTCGACCCAGGCTTTCGCATCGTCGAGCCGCGTGGCCGCACGCGTAGGCACTTCGAGTATCTCGTCGACGAGCGAGGCTTCGACCGCGCTGGAGACGTCGACAAGCTAGGGCGCCTCTACGGCATTTGCGCTGGCGTCGAAGACGTTTGGAGCCACCGCGTGATCCTGCCTTATTACCTGGACGGCCTCCTCGTCACGTGGACGGGCCGCGCCATTGGTGAGGCCAAGATCCGCTATCGCGACCTGGAGGTCGAGGAATCCATCCTGCCGCCCAAGGCGACGCTCTACAACCATGACGCCATCTCGAGTGGCGGCAAGGCTCTTGTGCTGCAGGAAGGCCCCTTCGATGCCCTCAAGGTGGACTTCTATGGGCGCCGCTTCGGCGTGCGCTCGACGGCGCTCTCTACGAACAGCATCCAAGACGCCCAGGCCTTTCTCCTGCAGGAGGCCTCCGACAAATTCGAGCGCGTGGTCGTCATGATGGACAATGCCGACCGGCTCGCCGTCATGGACTCGATGCGGATGCAGCAAGACCTAGCCTTTCTCCCCAACGTCACTGTGGCTGCCGTACCCTTCGGCAGCAAGGACGGCGGGGCCCTTTCACCTGACGAAGTAGAAGAATGGGCGCAAGCCCTCTAGGAGCCGCCAATGGCGAATTGGAAGACCTACATGAACAGCGACTTCGCGGGATGCCGCTTGCTCGCCTATGCCCACGATCTCTGCCGCAATCGCGACGTGCGCCTTTACCTCATCCCAGGCGAGTGGGATGCCGTGGGCGTCACCGATGGCGTCGACCGCTGGATAGCCCCAGCCGTGCGCGACATCATGAGCGTGGACATCCCCGACCTCCTCAAGCGCCTCCAGGCTGGAGAGACGCTGCCCAAGCCCGAGCCCTTCATCCTCCCGCGCCGAAAGCGGGAGTCCCTCGCCCCCGATGAAGAGCCTCAGCCCCGCAAGCGCACGCGCGTAGCAGTGGAAGATGAACCCCAACCAAGGAGAAGCCGTGTCCAGCTCGTATGAACCCGTATTCAAGGGCCCCATTGAGGGCTTCGTCGTCAATTCGCTGAAGACGAACTTCTGGCGTATCGAGGCTTCCTGCACGATGGATGACGCCATGCAGGAGGCCCGCTGCGCCTTCCTGCGCGTGGCCCACAAATACCCTGGCGTGGAGGCCCCGCAGTTCATGGCGCTCTTCAAGATGGCGTGGCACAACAAGCTCACGGATCTCGCCAACGACGACACGAAGCTGCGCGCCATGGTGCCGCTACTGGCGCGCAGCGAGCAGGAGAGCTATGACTCCGACTACGCAGTCGAACTCGTGGGGGATCTCGACAACGATGGCGCACTAGGCGTTGCCATCCGCCAGGCACCTCGCGAGGTGCAAGCCGTCGTGAATCTCTTCCTTCAGGCCCCCCAGGAGATCCTCGACTTAGCCCTTCGTGGCTGGAGCGCCAAGGGCCGCCGCAAGACGGACGGCAGCAAGCGCATCTGTCGCTTACTGGGCCTAGACGAAGGCATGGACGTCATGCAATTAGTGGAGGACCACTTCACGAAATAGAGCCCACCAAAATCCCCCGTATATTTCCCCAGCCATTTCGGCTAGTCAACCAGCTTTCACTAACGGAGCACACAGCAAATGAAGAGCGCAATCTATTCCGAACTCAGCAAAGCCACCGGCGTCAAATTCAAGGACGGCGACGACAAGCAGAAGTTCTTCGTCGAACTCGTCAAAGCCACGGCCAGCCTCGGCGACCCCCAGTGGGACAAGCTGAGCGACGAGGCCCAGGACTGGTACAACGCGGCGGCCAAGGCCAAGAACAAGAAGGAAGCCATCGTCGACTTCCCCGACCTGGAAAAGGAAGAAGAGGAAGAAGCCCCGCGCCGCAGCCGCCGCTCGGCTGATGCCGACGACGAGAAGAAGGACAAGCCCAAGCAGGCCGAAGTGGGCTCCAACATCGTCGGCGTGACGGCGCGTGGCAAGGAAGTCAAGGGCAAGGTGGTCGAGATCGACGGCGACGTTCTGGTACTCGACCTGGGCGATGGCGGCGATTACTTCGACTTCAACATGAAGACGTGCAAGACCCTCGACGTGGTGGCCGAAGAAGAAAAGCCGCGTGGCCGCAGCCGCAGCGAGCCGGTGGCCGAGCCCGAGGAACCCGAGCTGAAGGAGGGCGACCGCGCCGTGCTCGTGACCAAGCGCGGCAAGGAAATCGCCGGCAAGATCGTCGAGATCGACGACAAGGGCTTCCTGCTCAAGGGCGACGACGGCGAGGAATACGACTACGAATTCGACGGCATCAAGTCGCTTCTCCCCGAGAAGGCCGGCAAGGCGGCGAAGGAAGAAGAAGATGCACCTCGCCGCGGTCGTGGCAGCAGCAAGGACAAGGAAGAGCCCGCCAAGGACGAGGCCCGCACGCGCTCGACCAACGAAGGCGGCGCGAGCGTCGGCACCCGCATCCAGGAACTCATCGCCGAAGACCTGGAGATCAGCGAGGCCGACATCATCAAGCAGCTCAAGAAGGAAGGCCTGAACTTCAAGGAAAACACCGTCAGCATCAACTACAAGAGCGCGCACAAGTTCATCGCGATCCTGAAGGATGCGAAGCGCCTGAAGTAAGACGGCCGCTCGGCCAGTGAGGCAAGGGCCCCGGTATATCTGCCTGGGCCCTTTTTCATTCCCCATCACGGAGTTTCCATCATGACCAAGAAAGTTCTCGTCGTCCTCAGCGGCGGCCAAGATTCCACGACCTGCCTTGCCATCGCCATGGACATGAAGGCGCGCGGCGAGTGCCGAGAGGTGCATGCCGTCACCTTCGACTATGCCCAGCGCCACCGCCGCGAGATCGATGCCGCCTACGTCATCGCACGCCTGGCTGGCGTCGACAGTCACGAACTCGTGGAGATCGGCCCCATCCTCAAGGGCACGAGCCCGCTCACCGATTCCAGCCAGGAGCTGGAGCAATACAAGGACCACGACAGCATGGCGGCCATCATCGGCGACCGCGTCGAGAAGACTTTCGTGCCGATGCGCAACGCCCTCTTCCTCACGCTCGCCGCGAATCGCGCTGCCGTGCTGGGCGCACAGACGATCATGACTGGCGTCTGCGAGGCCGACAACGCCAACTATCCGGACTGCCGCCAGGTCTTCATCAACTACCAGATGGAGGCCATCAATCAAGCTCTCGGCTATTCGGCACGAGACGACCGCTTCATCGACATCCTCACGCCTCTCATGAAGCTGAGCAAGGCGCAAAGCATCGACCGACTCGAGCGCCTGGGCATCGACAAGTTTGCCTGGCTGGCCTTCAGCCACACGGCCTACGACGGCCAGTATCCGCCCGTGGGCAAGGACCACGCCACGGTGCTGCGTGCCCATGGCTTCAAGGAAGCCGGCGTGCCCGATCCCCTTATCGTGCGGGCTCTCATGGATGGCCTCATGCCCATTCCCGAGTCGGCCAACTACCAGCGCGTGCCCCAGGGCCTCATGGATGCCATCACGCGCCACGAGCAGACCATCGAGAGCTGGCGGCAGAAGGACCAGCGCAGCGCCACTTCCATGGAAGGGGTCAAGAGCAATGGCTAACCCGAACATGGGCGATTACAAGCGCTACAGCCTGCTGAAAAGCCCCGTCATGCTGGAGGTCGCGGCGGGGGCCGTCGAGACCCTGCTCAAGGCCATCGGCGAGAACCCGAAGCGCCCAGGCCTCGTGGAAACGCCTATGCGCGTTGCCAAGGCCTG